AATTATATAATTTAGAATATAATATTTATAAACTAAAAAAAATAACATATTACATGGATATTCAGGATAATAGTTCGGTAGACAATAAAGATTGGAGAGTTTTAGAATTTTATGTACCAATTGAAGAGTCTGTCCATAGTGAATCAGAAGATTTCTTTATAAAAGGTGTGGCGATTAATGAAACGACAACTCTTAATAATGTTAAGTATGTTGCTGAGGAATTACAAAAGGCAGCACCTAGTTTTAGAAATGTTCCTATTTTATTAGACCATAGGAATGAAGTTAAAAACATAGTGGGACGAACTACAGAAAATGTAAATTGGAGTTCGACATTTAATAGGATTGATTTTGAGGCAAAAATTATGGATAAGGGTATTATAGAAATGATTAAGGATGGTAGAATTGGTAGTGTTAGTATTGGAGCTAAAGTTGATGATTTAACAGAGGAAAAGGATGGTAGTATGAAAGCTATCGGAATTCGTGGACTGGAATTAAGCTTAGTAGCTGTTCCAGGTGATAATCAAGCAAATTTAGCACAAGCTTTAGAGCAGTGTCATCATTTGAAAGAGATGGCAAATACTAAAGTTGAAGTTAAAGGCGCTGATAAACAACTAAATACAAACGAGGATACAATGGTAGAAGACATTAAACAACCAGAAGTCGTCCCTGAAGAATCTAAGGTAGAAGTCCCTGAAGTAGAAACTCCTGAAGTAGCTAAAGAAGAAGAAGCTAAAGAAGAAGTTGTTGCTGAAGAGAAAGCTCCAATTAACGTAAAGATTGATACATCAGAAATTAGTGATATGAAAGCACAAATTGCTGAGTTGAAAACTTTATTAGTTGAAAAGAAAAAGATTACAGAGGAAATTGAAGTGGAAAAAGAAGAGACAAAGGAAGACGAGACTAAGGGTGAAGTATCAGAAGAAAAGGAAGAAGCTTTAGAAAAAGTTAATTCATTGATTGTTGAAAAAGCAAGAAGTGGATTTGGCGTTTATAGAGATTATTCAAACGAGAATTCTGATTCTAATCTGAAAAGACTTGTTAGATAAAATTTATATTCATAATCACATTTAGTGATTATAAATTATAGAAATAGAAGGAGGATAAACAAAAAGAAATGGCAGTAAGTTATAGCAATACAGACGGAGCAATTGGAATTACAGATGGAGGAACTCCACGAACAATGACAATTAAAGCTAGAGAAGACATTACCGGAGGATTTTGGGTAAATGGTTCAACAGCTGAAGGAGTAGTTGGTTCAGGAGCAGAAACATATGTATCGGCTGATATCGAAGGATATACAGTTTCGACTCAAATTGGTTCGAGAGTTATTGGCTTAGCGACACAAGATATTGCATCAGGTACTTATGGTACAATTGCAAGGAGAGGTGATTATTTGATGCCTTGTTTAAGTGGAACCAAGATTGGTTCAGTTTATGCAGGAAATCCATTAATGGCTGGAAGTGCAGGAACTGTATTACCTTTAGGGTCAAGTACTGTAGTACCACAACCTGGAGCGGCAGTAGGAGCATATATGTACCCAGTAGCAAGAGCAATATCAACTGGTGGAGTAGCAGGTGAGTTTGTAGTTGTTTCATTAAATTTATAGAATGGCAGAACTAAAAGCAATACAAGAATTACTTTCTACAGGAATGGGGACAGAAGGACAACTTTTGATTCCTCGTAAAATTCATGATACTCTTATAGAAGAAGTTGATAAGAATTTAATTCCTCGTAGTGAGGCAGCAATGTATTTTGGACCAACTGAAATATCAGGTAGTAGTTATGATGTAGATTTGGTAGCACCTAATGAAATGGATATTAGAATCGTTGCAGAAGGAGCAGAGATACCAATCGACCAAAGCGCTTATGAATCATTCAACTTGAAACCAGTTAAGTGGGGAGTTGCATTAAGAATCACTAAGGAAATGTTAGAGGATTCAAAATGGAACTTGTTATCACATAACATTAAGGTTGCAGGTAAGAGATTCGCAGAGAAGGAAACAACTCTGGTTATAGAAGACGCGTTGGACAATGCATCAAATACAGTATCAGGTGGAGCAGCAATTACAATAGCTAACATTACAAGAGCAATGCAATATTTAGATGATGAAGACTATACCGGAACAACAATGTTTGTTGGAATGGAAGTTCTTAATGATTTAAGGAATATTGATACTTTTGTAGAGGCTAATAAGATAGGAAACAACGACATGCTTGCAAGAGGATTTTTAGGTACAATTTACGGATTGAATGTAATCAAATTTTCAACTAATGCAGCACCAAGTACAACCTATAGTAAGTACGCATATATCACAGATAAGATGCACGCTTATGTAATCGCAGAAAAAAGACCAGTGACTATCGAAAACTTTGATATGCCGGTGTACGACATGAGTGCAGCGTCAATAACTCAAAGGATTAAGGTAAGACATTTGAGAGCTAATGCAATTGCAAAAATTACAACCGCGTAAATAGGTTGTATAAATAAATTTTATTTTTTTTATTTTTTTATATTTACAGAGAGAAGTTAACTCTATAAAAACAAAACAAATGTAAGGAGGACATAAAAAGAAATGGCAGATTCAACAACAACAGGAAGTGCAATAATAGGCGGAATAAACGGAGGTCTACAAAAAGGATTATTGGGGGCACCAAATACAAATTCAGAGTATACGGATAAATCTTTAATCATATATGGAACTCCGCAAAATGTTATTACAGCTAATGTAGGAAGTCAAGTGGCTTTCGATATTCAAAATAATGATGTTTATATAGCAGTAGCACAAGGAGGTAGTGAATGGAGCAGATTAGGTTCATTAACTTAATTTCATTCATAATTTAAAATGACAGCAACTAATATGATTGTAAGTGGAGTAACATTAAATTTTAGTGGTACTCAATTTACTCAACAAGGAACAGTTCAGTTATGCTTAATGTGTGCTATGAGTGGGTTAGCAGTTATTCCAGTTAAATGTGATTCTACAGGTAGAATAGGAAGTGTATTCTAATGACAGCACTTACTAATGTTGAAATTGGAAGCGTAGTTTATAATCTGGTAGATAATATTCCAACAGGTATAAGTGGAACATTACCATATTTAGTAAATTTAGGTGTTTATACAGCAGAAAATTATACTGGTAATGATATTTCAGTAGATTCAATTGGTGATGTATATCAACCGGCGGTTATTAATCTAACTATTTCTCAAGTCCTCGGTCAAATGGAGGCACAAGGATTAGGTACTAAATCAGTAAAAATTGGAGAATTATCTATTACTAAAGGAATGCAAGAAGGAACTTCAAAGAGTTTTCAATCTTTAGCATTCAACCAATTAAATGATTTAGGAAAGTCAATGTCCTATTATCAAACTTATAATTAAAATGCCAGGAAACGGATTAATTATGAGTTTGAGTGAATTTAGGTCACTTCCACAAAAACAAAAATTAGATTGTCTATTTGAAAATCAAGTTAAAACTTTACAATTAATGAAAGGTTATAAATTATATTACAAATTCACTTATGCAGTAGGTGCTGTATTATCAATAGGAATGGGGATTCTTTTTAAACTACAATTAGGAGGTAGTTAAAATGTCTATTGTTTCTGATTTCCAAGCTGGAGTCGATGAGGCGATGAAGTTTGGACAACAAATTCGTGTTAAATATTATAATATAGTTGAAACTGGTGATTATTATGATGATGATGCTAACTTAACTCAAAGTGGAACTGATTTTTGGGCAAGTGGAGTTGTTCTACCTATAAGTAATTCTCAAGGAAGTAGTGATGCTGTATTGCTTGAACAAGGAAAGGTTTTAACAAATGATACTAAATTGTATGTTGATGCTTCTGTTCCAACATCTGGAACAATTAAAATTGGATTAGGAAGTCCAGTTACTGGAGAGTATAGTTTATTAAGTCAAGGTGTTACAAAATGGGATGTTAATGAAATTGCTATTCTTAAAAAAATATTCATAAGAAAATTAGATACAGGGAGTTTAATGGGAGAATAAAATGGCTAATCAAAAAATATCTGATTTAAGTGGATTATCTTTTGCAGCAAATGATGATGAGTTAGTAATAGTGGATTCAAGTGAAAGTGAAACTAAAAAAATATCATTTGGAAAATTAACTGGTTCGTTTGCTATTTCTGGTGGAGCATATCATGATAGCTTTTCTGATTATGTTGCAGATGAACATATTGATTGGACAACAGACCAAGGGACAACAAATATTGATTCAAGAAATTATACAGATAATGATACAACAGCTCACGCTTCATTTTCACAATTAGATTATGCAAGTGCTGGGCATACTGGTTTTGCAAGTTCAACATCTTTGACTACAGTATCAGGAGCAGGAGTAGCAGTGTCGGGTGGTTTTATTGTAACTTCAGGAACAGGAGTTATAATTTCAGGAGCGACTGTTACAAATGCTGACGATATATCAACAAATACTTCTAATCTTTCTACAGTAAGTGGAGCAGTTGTTATAAATAAAAATAATTTATTAATTGTTAGTGGTGCAGGTGTTGGTGTATCTGGTGCTTTAGTAGTTGTTTCTGGAGCAACTGTATTGAATACTGCTAAAGTAACAAATGTTATAACAAATTTATCTGAAGGAACATCTACACTTACTACTGTTAAAGTTAATTCAAGTGATGGAGATAATGCTACATTAGCTTCAGCATCTACATCAAGAGCTGGATTATTATCAAAAGTCAAATTTGATGAAATT